GGCTTAGGCCGAGTCAGGGCTGACTTTGACGCGCGACCCCCCCACGGGGTGGCGTCGGGCCGGGCAGTTTTATTTTGACACCCTAACAGGCTGCTACCTCGTATTTTTTACTTTTTCGCAATAAATTTCATGCGTCGAGTCAGCGTGAGTCAGCCAAAGTCAGGGCCAGTCAGGGCGAGTCAGCAAAAATTTTTCGCTAAATTTTTTCGGCGCAATATCGCGGGCGAGGCTTTATGAACGAACGCGCTATTGCCATATGCCCTATGCGCGAGGCTTTATCCCCTACGCGCAGTCCACTACAGGTGGACTACGCTGGCGCTACGTCCCCAGTGGACACACCAGCTTTTTGTGGCTATACTTTTGGGAACTGGAGGGAACCATGTCAGATAGTCCATTGCCGAATGCCAAGCTGACTGTTGTGCCGCAGTCGCCGGAAGATCAGGTCCGCAAGGCTGCTGTCCACGACAGGTATGCGCTAGACGCTGCAAGCGCGAAGTTGCTGAAAGAGAATGGGCGGCGTGCTGTCCTCAAGATGTTCGAGATGCTGAACGACGAGGAGAAGTGGAATGGGATGGGTCCGCGCAATCAGATGGCGCTGATTGAGATGGCGATCACACGAGCCTATGGGCGTGTTGAGACTGTGACGGCGGAAGCGAAATTGGCTGACGCGACCTCTGAGGTTGCAGGAGCCTTGCCACACCACTTGCGTCTGCTGGCGGGGACGTTGAACTTGCCAGAGTTGCAAGGGGCGAAGTCAGCGAAGAAAGATTGACGCCTTTGTCAGTTTTTCGTATTCTTCGCTTGCAATGGTCCTCCCTATTGCTTGCTAAGTCCTACGCCCAACCGCCCACAAATGCTAGTTGGGCGTAGGCATCCACAGAAAGGCTAGATTGTGATCTCTGCCAGTCAGAACTCCAAGAATACGCAGAATGCCATCGACAACTGGATGTTGGGGCCATTGGCTCCAAGCAATATGCCGACTGCCAACAAGGACTATTGGCGCGAATTTGCTGCTGCTACGCTGACTTCGGAGAAAGAAGCGCGGTGTCAGCTTTGCTCGAATTGCGAATACTACGACAATACGCCTGAGACGAAGGCAGAAATGCTGGCGATTCCGATGAACAAGTTTGATGTTGGAGCCGGATCACGAGGCTACTGCACGAAGCTGGACTTCATCTGCCACGATCTGCGCGTGTGCATGGCGTGGGAGCGCAAAGACTTCGAAGACCCTACTGAGGAGGAGATGGACTGATGAAGGGTAAAGTTGGCAAAGTCATGCACGAGTTTAAAGCTGGCAAGCTGCACGGCGGCGTTGATCCGAAAGGGCCAAAGAAAGCGCCTATCGTGAAGTCCCGCAAGCAAGCCATCGCCATTGCCTTGTCTGAGGCAGGGAAGTCGCGGAAGAAGTGAGCGTAGAAGACGATCTTTACTCTGCCCTAGTGGCGCGGTGTGCTGTTGACCGCTATTTCTTCGTCACTGAAATCCTTGGCGTCGAGAAAGTCGAAGACTGGCAGCGCGAGACGATGGCTGCTTTGGACAGTGGCGAAACTCGAATTTCCATTCGGTCTGGCAACGGGGTGGGCAAGACTGCGCTTTGTGCTTGGCTGTCGATCCACTATCTGCTGTTCCGTGACGATGTGAAGATTCCTGTGACTGCTCCGTCCAGTTCGCAGTTGAAGGATGGCTTGATCCCAGAGACAAAACGCTGGATTGCGCGTCTTCCTGACTTTCTGCGCGTCCAGATTGAAATGACTGAGGACCGCATCCGGCGCACTCCGGGCGGCGACAACAACTTCATCTCGTTCAGAACCGCCCGCGCTGACTCGCCTGAAGCCCTCGCTGGTATCCACGCAAGTCATGTGATGGCAATTGTGGACGAGGCAAGCGGTGTGCCGGACATCGTGTTCGAGTTTGCTGAAGGCACAATGTCGTCGGCTGGTTCTATTTTCATCCTGATTGGCAACCCAACGCGACCGACTGGTTACTTCCACAAGACGCATTCGATCCTGAAGCACAAATGGTTCACCAAGCAAGTGTCGTCCTTCGACAGTTCTCGCGTTACGCAGGATTTCGTTGACAACATTGCCCTGACTTACGGCACAGGCTCGAACACCTACCGCTACAAAGTCTTGGGCGAATTTCCTGAAAGCGTAGCCGACACTGTAATCCCCAAGGAGTTGATTGATGGCGCATGGGGCCGAGACGTTGACCTCCTACGCGGCGCGGAGCGTTATTGGGGCGTGGACCCCGGACGCGGCGGCGACCCGACAGGCTTTTGCATCCGAGCCGACAACCACGTTGAAGAACTCATCGAATGGTATGACGCAGACCTTATGCGCGTCACTGGGCGCGTCAAAGAGCGCTGGGACAGGACGCCAGACAAGGAGCGGCCCGAATCTATCTTCGTTGATTCTATTGGCCTTGGTGCTGGGGTCGCTGACCGCTTACGCGAGCTTGGTTTACCTGCTGTTGATGTTAACGTCGCTGAGTCACCATCCATGAAGGACCGCTTCACGCGGTTGCGGGCGGAATTGTGGTACGCAGTCAGGGAATGGCTGGAGCAGCGCAATGTCGTCTTCCCAAAAGACTTGGACTTGGCTGAAAAGCTGATGTCGGAATTGGCGGAGCCTCAAGCGATCTTCACCTCGACTGGCAAGGCAGATGTTGAATCCAAAGGTGCGATGAAGCAGCGCGGAGTCAGATCGCCTAACTTGGCTGACGCACTTTGCCTGACTTTCGCTGGCGGCGGGGCCATTGCAGTTGGTCGTTCCAACGGGCGCAATAGCTGGAAAAAGCCTTTATCGTGGTCTGCTCCCGGACTTGTGTGAGCCTTCGTTGACCAAAAGCCGCCTAACTGGTAGAGTGTCGCAACTGAACCTGTAACTTGGAGGCCAAAATGCCTATTCGCGGCGTAAAGAACCCCTTCCCGAAAATTCTTCCTCCCACCAGCGGCGGTATGTTCTCGTCTGATGGTAAGCAGAAGATGGACCCTGTGAAGCAGCCCGCCATCGTCAAAAAGACAATGGCAGAAGCTATGCGTAGCAACGGCAAAGTCGGTAAAAGCTAATGGCCGTCACGATCTCGCCGCCCAGCCCGAACAACAAGGCCAGCGCATACTACGCGACGATCAACCATGTGAAACACGCTCTTGTCGCGGAGTCTAAGTCGCAGATTCTCGTGGACATTGTGGATAACCGCTGACTTTGAGGGCAGAAAATGGCTGAAGACATCTGGGGCATCGACAATTCCGTTCCTCCTGCGGAAGATCAGACCATTTCTGTTGATGACGCCGCGCACGAAATCGGCGCACTGGTAAACACTGCCGTCAACTTCATCGACGAGCAGCTTATGCCCGGATGGGAAACTGCCCAAAAATACTACGATGGCCTGACTGACATTCAAACTGTCACTGGCCGCTCTAAAGTTGTGATGACCACAGTCAGAGACGCGATCCGCTCTGCCCGTCCGTCCTTGATGCGTATCTTCTTGCAAGCAGACACCATCGTCGAGTTTGTTCCAAACGGCACAAAGTCAGCATCTTTGGCGGCGCAGCAGTCCAAATACGTCAATTCGCTGTTTTTCCGCTCAAACGGCTACCGCTCTTTGTATGACTGCATCCAAAACTCCATGCTGAAGAAGCTAGGGGTGATGAAATTCTGGTTCGATGACGCCACAGAAGTCAAATACATCGACCTGACTGCGATTCCGACCGACGAACTGGACAGAATCTCCTCTCGTCCTGACGCGATGATTATGTCCGTGACGCCTTCTGCGGCGCAGCCCGTCATTATCTCGCCGGACGGCACTCAAATCCAACTTTTTGACGCAGAAATTGCACTTTACGTCAAAAACGGCTCCATTCGTGTCGAAAACGTACCTTTGGAGGAGTTTTTCATCGACGAAAACGCCTCTGGCGTCGAAGATGCTCGTGTCATCGGCCATCGCCGCCAAATGCGGGTGGGCGATGCCGTGGCGATGGGCCTCCCGTTTGAGGAACTCGACAACCTCGACACAATTGACCCCGAACTCTACGCAAACGCTGGCGAGTCAGAATATCGCCGTGGCTACATGAAAGTCACAGAGCAAGAGTCGATGGACCGCATGATGCGGCTCGTCTTGGTGACTGAGTGCTATGCTCGCTACGATCTTGACGGAACAGGCATCCCGCAGCTATACCGCTTCTGGCTAGGCGGCACGAATTACGAACTTCTACAGCATGAACGCGCTTCACAAGTCCCATTCGGCCTGATTTCAATCGACCCAGAACCAAATACTGTCTTTGGCAAGTCACTTTTTGACGTTGTGCGCCAAGAACAAGACACAATGACCTCGCTCATCCGCGCGACAGTTGACAACGCACACCTCTCCAACAACCGCCGTCTAGCCGTCCATGACACGCTCGTGAATATGGATGATGTGCTGAACCCCGCTGTAGGCGCTCCAATTCGTGTGAAAGCAGCAGGACAAATCCAAGAAATTGGGGTTCAGTCCACCATCTCGTCTATGCTCCCGCTCTTGCAGTTCCTCAAACAAGACACCGAGCAGAAAGTGGGTATCACTGGCGCTGCAATGGGTATCGACCACGATGCCTTGCAGTCCACGACCCGCGAAGCCGCCATGAACACGATCCAGCTTTCGCAGGGCCAGATCGAAGTCATGGCTCGCAATATTGCAGAGGGCCTAAAAACTGTCTTCAACGGCATCCTCAAACTGTCCATGTGGCATATGCCGCGCGAACAGATCATGGAAGTGAATGGCGACTATGTGCCCGTAGACACCGCCATGTTCGATCCTACGCTGTATATGCGGGCCAACGTGGGTCTGGGTACTGGCGAGGCAACAGAGAAGCTGGCGGGCCTACAGGGCGTCCTAGCGCAGCAGAAAGAGATTGTGGCGACCCTTGGGCCGATGAACCCCATCGTGACCTACCGCAACATCTACAACACGCTCGAAGACATGACGAAGCTGTACGGCATCTACAACGTCAGCCGCTACTTCTCCCCCGTCACGCCAGAAGTCGAGCAAGTCCTCGCCCAGCAAGCCCAACAGGCCGCTGAAAACCAGCAGCCAGTCATGGACCCCGGCACTGCGATGGTCCAAGCCGAACAGATCAAGGCACAACTAAAAGAGCGCGAACTTTACGTCACCTCCATGCTGGAGGAGCGCCGTCTGGCACTGGACAACCAAATCCGCGCACTGGAATTTGCCGCCAAAGACGACCTAGAGCGCGACAAGATGGCTCAAGACCTCGAAATCGCTGCCTCCAAGTCAGCAATCGACAAGCAAAAGATTGCTTTGGAGCAAGAAAAGATTCGGTCAGCGCCCTACGAAGCGCCGACCGCCGAACCGCTGACTCCGCCAACAGCACCAGCAGAGGCAGCGCAAAATGGTTGATCCCTTCACAAAAGCCCGCCGCTCCAAGGAATTGCTGGAAGATGCGGTTGTGACCGAAATCTGCAATCAGATGGTCGCAGAGGCTTTTGCAGAATTTTGTTCCGTTGACAGTCAAGACACTGTAAGCATGACTCATATCCACGCCAAAGTCAGGGCCGTGGATACATTTCGAGCAACGCTGCGTAATCTCGCGCGGCAGGTCGATGAGAGGAAAAGCTAATGGCTCTTGAAGCCGGACAACCGATTGGCAAAATGTCGATGGACGACATTGCTGCCTCCATGATCGTCTCCACTGACCCTGTAAAGGAGGAGGAGACTACCGCTGACGCTGCGGACGATAGCGTCGAAGACCAAGTTGAGACGTCTGAGTCAGAATCTGAGTCAGATGACGCCCCCACCGATGACACCGCCAACGACGATGATGAAAACTTTGAGACGTTCCAACTAACCGACGATACGCTTATCCCGGTGACAGTAGATGGAGAGGGTCGAGAAGTAACGCTCGCTGACTTGAAACGTGCCTATTCTGGTGAAGGAGCAATCGAAAAGCGACTCCAAGTTGCCACGGAAACCAAAAAACAGGCCGAAAGCCTGAAGGTCCAAGTGGAGCAGGAGTTAAACTCTGGCCGTCAGAACCTCGTGAAAGCCTTTACAGCCTTCGAGAGCCTGATGTTCCAGCCTCAAATACCGCAGCCCAACCCCGCACTTCAGCAAACCAACCCTACCCAATACCTCATTCAGCTTGAGAATTGGCGGGCGGAGCAAGGTGAACTTCAGCAGAAGCGAACCAAAGTGCAGCAAGCTGTGGCGCTGTTTCAGCAGCAAGAAGCAGAGCAACGCGACCAGATGAAGGCAGAAGCCGCTCATCGCCTCGTCGAAGCTATGCCCGTGCTGCGCGATCCCGTAAAGGGTCCAGAAATGCAGCGAATGATGGTAGACGCCGCTCGTGCATACCAATTTGCTGACAATGAACTGGCCGACATCGTGGATCATCGGATGTATCTCGTGCTGGCTGACGCCGCCGCTTACAGGCAACTGAAGGCCAAAGGGCAAGCAGCACCGCAGAAACAGACCAAGGCAGCAGTCACCATGAGGCCCGGAACGTCTAAAAATCTCGCAGTTGCAACGGCATCCGCGCGGAATCAAAAGGCCGCTCTGGAAACCGCTCGCAAGTCAGGTCGCGTCGAAGACATCGCCGCCACCATGCTTGTCCGCAAACCGAAAAGGTGAACTATCATGGCAGTTGATGCACAAACCATCGAAACGTATGACAACACTGTCATCCGTGAAGACCTCGAACAGCAGTACACGATGATCTCCCCAGAGGAGACGCCGTTCCAGACTGCTATCGGTGTCGGCCCCTCGGCAACCAACACTTATCACGAGTGGACTGTTGTCGAACTGGCTAACCCCTCGACCTCGAACCGCGTCATCGAAGGTGACGATGCTCCGGGCGAGGATGACGGCACTCTGGGTAAGCGCTTTGGGAACTACACCCAGATCAGCGACAAGATCGTCTCGGTGTCGAACACCTCGGAAGCTGTTGATGCAGCCGCCGAAAACGTCCAGCGTTTGGCTGCTCAGGTCGCCATCAAGCTGAAGGAAATGAAGCGCGATATGGAGTCGATGCTGCTCCAGAACATCGCTGCTTCTGCTGGCTCGTCGGGTTCTGCCCGTCAGGCTGCTGGTCTGCCCGCATGGCTGCGTACCAACATTGTTCTGGGTTCGGCGGGCGCTGCGCCCACTCTGTCCGGCACGACCGCTGGCTATCCTAACGCTGCCCTGACTCCCGGAACGGCTGTGGCCCTGACTGAAGTTCGCTTGAACAACGTCATCCAGTCGTGCTGGACGGAAGGCGCTACCCCGTCGATCATCATGGTCAACGCGAACAACAAGCGGGTTATCTCGCAAGTGTTCACGGGCAACTCGACGCGCTACAAGGACGCTATCGACAAGCGTTTGACAGCCGCGATTGACGTCTATGACTCGGACTTTGGGGAACTTTCGGTGGTCCCGAACCGCTTCCAGCAAACCACTGCATCGAACAACTACTCGGTGTATGTGCTTGACCCCGAATACGCGAGCCTCTGCTTCTTGGAGACTCCGCGTCAGACGGAACTGGCCCAGACTGGTCACGCAAAACGCCGCATGGTGCATTGCGAGTACACTCTGAAAATCTCCAACGAAAAAGCCCACGGCGCGGTTCACGCGACCACTGGCGCTGCATCGTAATCCTGACTGGGGCGGCGGCAACGCCGCCCCTACCTCCAACATAGGTGCATTATGGCTGACGAACCTGAAATTGCTGTCGTTGAAGTCGATGTCAAAATCGTAGAAGAACCCGCGCCCAAGAAACGCGCAAAGCCCGCAACGGCAAAATACGAAGTCATCAATGGCGCGATCAGCCCCAATGGTGGCAGCATGGATGATCTCGTTCATCCGGGTTCCATTGTAGAATTGCCCACTGACTTGGCGATGCACTACAACAAACTGGGCTATCTGAAGCCCTACATTGAGGAATAATATGCGACTGCCATCTTCGCCAATCGTCGAAAAATTGTATCTCAACCCAAACGGGACGCAGTTTCACTTTGTCAAAACGCAAGATGTGCAGGGCATTCTCGAAGCAGCCAAGGACGCAGCAGAAATTCTGCGTCCTAACACTGGCCCCGCTGGGGGCAAATACCTTGGCACAGTGCCTGTTCTGATCGCCCAGCAGTGGGCAAAAGAGTGCGGCGCATCAGTAGGGTCGCGCGAGTGGGCAACTTATGCTAAAACAAAGCTACGCGATGGAACGTGGTCACGACTCAGGGTGCATCAGAAATGAATTACGCTGCCTTCAAAGCCTACCTTGCGCGGTTCGTTTGGCGCAACGGCGATACAGTGTTCGAGGCAGACCTCGACAACATGGTCAACATGGCCCACGCCCGCCTGAACCGCGATCTGCGGATTCAACGTATGGTTGTTGTCGCTGACGCTGACTTGTTCGCTGATAGCATCATCATGCCTTCTGACTATTTGGAGATGCGGACGATCACATCGACGACCCCTCCAGCCCCCATGCAATATGTTTCCCCGCATGAGCGGGAGCGAATCAAACTGGCAAACGCCAGCACATTCCAGCCGATCTACACAATTGCCAATGACGCCATCTATTTTGTCGGGCCTATGGCAGCGACAGACAATCCGCCTCGGTCGATTGTGATGACTTACTACAGCAAAATTCCTGACTTTGCAGCGACCAACGCTTCTTGGCTGGCCGATGACTACCTCGACCTCTACACCTACGCTGTCCTGCGACACACTCCTGCCTATTTAAAAGAAGACGAACGTGTGGCATTATGGAAGAACGAATATGACGAGACGCTTGCGTCCGTTATGAATGCTGAAGCTGGTCGTCGTTACGCGGGTAGCCCGCTACGCGCCTCAATGCCGGGAGTTGTCGCATGAGTATGTCAGACGCCTTTGAGACAACCACCCTCCAGTGGTTATTCACTACAGCCACAGTGACGCGCCCTACGGCTTGGTATCTGGCCCTCTATACCACTGCTCCGACCGATGCTGGTGGCGGCACTGAATGCAGCGGTACAGCATATGCGCGGCAGTCGTTTACATTGAGTGTGAGCGGCAACCTTGCCACAAACACTGCTAACGTCGAATTTCCTGTGGCCGGAAGTGCGTGGGGAACGATTGTTGCAGTAGGTGTCTTTACCGCGCTGACTGGCGGAACTCTGATCGCTTTTGGTGATCTGACTGTGGCAAAAACTATTGCTTCTGGTGACGTTCTCCGTATCCCGCTAGGCGACCTAGACATCACTTTGGATTGATCCTGACATGGCAACTATCGTCACACGCGCGGGTAAAGGTAGTCCACTCACGCACAATGAGGTGGACGCCAACTTCGTCAATCTGAACAACGACAAGGCAGAAACGTCTGTTGTCGCTGCAAAAGTAGCAAAAACATCTGATACTGGCTCGGCGGTTATTCCGGCCAGCACTCAAGCTAACCGCGATGGCACTCCTGCGGCTGGCTATTTCCGTTTTAATACGACTGTAGGCAAGTTTGAGGGCCACAACGGCACAACTTGGGGATCAGTCGGCGGCGGCGCTACGGGCGGCGGCTCGGATGCTGTCTTCATGGAAAACGATGTGACTGTGACGACGAGTTACACGATTGGCACAAGTAAGAACGCCCTAACCGCAGGGCCGATAACGATCAACGCTGGCGTAACAGTTACCATCCCCTCTGGCTCAGTCTGGACAATTGTATAATGTCGCGCATCACCCTTGCACCAAACGCATCCGGCACTGGAACGCTCACTGTAGCGGCTCCTAATACCAACACGGATCGCACGCTGACATTGCCTGATGTGACCACCACGCTGGTTGGCACGGACGCCACGCAGACGCTGACGAATAAGAGCATTGCGGCCAGCCAGCTTACTGGTGCGCTTCCTGCGATTGATGGGTCTGCGCTGACGGGCTTGCCCGCACCAGCAAAACTTTCAACAGCTTCTGGCTCCGCCCCCTCCTATTCAGCCCGTGCTTGGGTAAACTTCAACGGCACAGGCACTGTCGCAATTCGTGCCTCTGGAAATGTGACAAGCATCACCGATAACGGGACGGGGAACTATACAGTCAATTTCACGACTGCCATGCCTGATGCAAATTACACTGCCCCCGCAAACGTGTCTGTGAGTGGCGCAATTAATTATGCCTATTCTGTAGACGTATTTAGCCTAAGCACAACGTCATGCAGTCTTGGAACTGGTTATTTTAGCGGGTCAAGTAACATTCCAACTGATGTTGCTGCCCTGTATCTAGCAGTCTTTCGCTGAAAGGATCACACCATGACCCAACGTATCATCTACAGCAACGACGATGGCAGTGTTTCTGTGATCATCCCCGCACCCGACTGCGGCCTAACGATTGAACAGATTGCGCTAAAGGATGTGCCTTTCGGCAAGCCCTTCAAAATCATTGACGTATCAAACTTTCCTGCCGACCGCACCCAGCGCAATGCTTGGACTGTTGACGAAGCCGACTTAACGGATGGTGTCGGCGCAGACTATGGCATTGGTTCTGAGAACGTCTTTGTCATGCCGGAGGCCACAGAATGATTATCAAGATCAACAACGCTGTCGTTGAAGCCCAGAATAACGCCGCCCGCATCGCGGAGTTGAAGCAACTCCTTGCCAGCACAGATTATGTGGCACTGGCAGACTACGATAAGAGCAAGCCAGAAGTGCTTGCACAGCGCCAAGCATGGCGTGAAGAACTTCGCACATTGGGGGCCTGATCCATGTCCATCACACTTAACGGCACGACAGGCATCATTGCTGACAGCCCTGCAACAGTGAAGGCCAATGCTTTCTTGGATGCGTCTGGCGGGAATACGGCTACGATCAACGGAATGGTCCCTGTTGGGACTACCGCTGTTCAAACAATCACAAACAAAAGCATTGCCGCAAGCCAGCTTACTGGTGCGCTTCCTGCGATTGATGGGTCTGCACTGACGGGGTTTACCGCTACTCAGGTTGGCACAGCAACGGCTGGCTTGGCTTACGGCGGTGTTGGTTCCTACGGGTTATTTTATTGGGTTACGATTGCAGTCCCCGGAACAACTGTAGCTGGGTCCAGCCTGTCTCCAGCAAACGCATTTAGTGCGAACGTCTCGGTTGGTGGCAATTATACAGGGGCAGGAGCGCCAAGTGGGACATGGCGTGTTATGGGTAATGTGGGTTATTATAGTGGGACAAGTTCACTTGTGCGACCTGATTTTTCTACAACTGTCTTCTTGAGGATTTCGTAATGTCCACAGTTCGAGCAAACGCAATTGTAGATGCTGCTGGTGGTAACACGACCACAATCAATGGGATGACGCCTGTTGGCACAGATGCCGTCCAAACGCTGACTAACAAAAGTATTGCTGGCTCGCAACTTACTGGATCAGTCGCTGCTTCTCTGCTTACAGGTGCGCTTCCTGCTATCAGTGGCGCAGCTTTAACTGGTCTTCCAGCACCGACCACTGCACAAGTTGGCGCAGCCACGGCTGCTTTAGCTGTAGGAGATGTCGGTTCATATGCTTGGCTAACGTATCAGACCGCAAGTGGCGCAGTCGCTGTCGGAACTACATTTTCTGGTGCTAACTTGAGGTATCACGGCGTGGTTGTTGTCAACGCTGACGGAGGAGGCTCGTGTGGCGTATGGGGCGGCGCACCAAGTGGGACTTGGCGGTGCATGGGTTCTAACGGAGCAAACGGAGGCCGCTATCCAACCAATATTTACTTGAGGATTTCGTAATGTCTATCGCACCTACCCGACATAAGGAGTAGGCTATGTCCGCGCCGTATTACGTCGAACCTGACTACTGGATTGAAGGGTATGCCGTAGGCGATGCCATTGGTGCTGCTGCGGTAATACCAGTCCAGTCAGGTTTTGCTACGGCAGCAGTCAGGGTGCAGCAGCCTACTTCAACTATAGACATCACGACCAATCAGACTATCGACGCCCAACGTGTGCAGCTTGGAGTGTCGGACATTCAGACAGTGCTGAGTCTTACCGGGTCTGCCCAGCGCATCCACTTAGATTCGGCATTTATAGCTGTTGTTTCAGATGTAACGGCACTAGCAAATGTCGTTTATGTCTCAAGTGTAGTTATACAGGCCCTGTCTTCAGTCAGCGCCACAGCCTTGCGTGTAACAACTACAGCGGCAACCCTACCAAGTCTGCTCACCTTTGTTGCATTTGCTCGCAAAAAATGGGAAGATGATCCAGCAGATAGCGAAGACTGGACTGTGCAGCCTCCAGATACAGAGACTTGGACGGCACAAAATGGCGCAACGTCCGGCTGGTCTGGGCAAAACGCCGACACAGGTAGTTGGACACCACAAGCCGCTGACGAGTCAGCATGGTCTGAATGAGGGTAGAATAGATGGCTGATACAACAACGACCAACTACGGCCTCGTTAAACCAGAAGTTGGGGCCAGTTCTGACACATGGGGGACTAAAGTAAATGCGGACCTCGATGCGGTAGACGCACTCCTTGGCGGCACTGGCGCACAAAAAGCCAAACCAAACCTGTCTGGCGGTCTGTGGAAGATCGACGGCACAGCCGTCACTCCGACCGCTGCTGAACTCAACGTCCTTGCTGGTGTTCCTGCCACGCTGACTGCGACAGAACTTGGTTACGTCGATGGCGTCACTTCCGCTATCCAGACGCAGTTGAATGCCAAGCAAGCATTAGACGCTACTCTGACTGCGCTGGCCGCGTACAACACCAACGGCTTGCTGACTCAGACTGCCGCCGACACGTTCACTGGCCGCACACTGACTGGCAACTCGTCTATCACTGTCACCAATGGCGATGGCGTAGCTGGCAACCCCACGCTCACTCCAATCTTGGCATCGCAAGCCGAGGCAGAAGCTGGCACTGACGCAGCCAAACTGATGACGCCGCTGCAAACCAAACAAGCCATTACGGCGGCAACAAACACTGCTGCGGTATTGGCTGCAACTGCTGGGGCGACTGCAAGTGATGTCGGAACATACATGACTGCGGCAGTAACAGCAGGAACGGCATATACTATCGGAGCAACAGTTGCCGGAAGTTCTCTTAATCCCGCTGGTTCCTATATCTATGACGCAACGTCTGGTAGCCCGCAAACGCAGAATTTGGGCGCAGCGCGGACTGGGACATGGCGTCTTATGGGCGGTTGTGGCTATATTTACGGAACAATTTCCACCCTTTGGCTAAGGATTTCCTGATGGAATACCGCAACGCAAAACACCTCGACGGCGCTCGTATCGACTGCGAGATCAATCACCCTACCTTTGGATGGATACCATTCACCTGTGATCCGACTGACACTGGCGCAGCATTTGATGTTGTTGCGCTGTATGCCGCAATGGCGGCTGATCCTGCTACTGCCTCTTACGTTCCGCCTACGCAAGCTGAACTAGACGCCGCGCAAGCTGAGATTGTAAGAAACGACCGCGATGGCATTCTAAGGAATGTTGTTGATCCCCTTGTGTCAAACCCACTGCGCTGGGGCGGCATGACTGCGGAACAGCAAGCGGCATGGACTGCCTACCGCCAAGCACTGCTTGACGTCCCGCAGCAGTCAGGCTTCCCCCACAATGTCGCTTGGCCGACGAAGCCTGAGTAAGCGATGACCCCAGAAATCATCTGGAGCGCAGTTCTGACCTTCGCAATTAGTGTCGCTGGATGGTTTATGAAGGGCAATGCTGACGAGTTGAAGCGTCTGCAAATCCTTTTGAACCGCACACGGGAAGAACTGGCTAAGGAATATGTCACTAAGGCAGAAGTCCACGCTGACATAAACCGCGTCATCACGCGCATCGACAACTTGGACGCCAAAATTGAGCGGCTGCTGGAAAGGCTTGTGAAGTGAAATTTATTTCACTCTTACTTCTACTCCTTGCATCATGCGGACCTATCGCTGTCACATCAATCGCTTATACGACTGCTTGCCCAGAGGGAGATACCCAATGCGAGATCAGGCAGAACGCGCAGACGCTCTATTACATGGGCCAGTTCGACGCTGGGGACGCCTTAATGTGTGGCGGCGATCTATCTGTGCGCTCCTCGCTTGGGGAAGTCTGCTCGCTCTACTAGGCCCTGCCGCATCGCAAGTCACTGGCGACCTAAACACCAACAGTGGAAATACCAACGCAACAGTTGGCAGCAACAACCCAACGACCACAACTTCTGAAACCAAAAATTACAATGGCGCTGGGTCTGCACCATTTTCTCAGCCTGTTCCTACTGCCGCAGCCCCTACAGTCATGGGCGGCGGCGGCAATGACTCCTGCCTCATTCCGATTCAGCAAGCCTTCCAGATCAGTATTTTTGGCAAAGCTGACGGAAAAATGATCCAAGACCCTGAGTGCAATCGTAGAAAAGACAGCCGACTTCTCGGAACGCCACAAGACACTGGCGGACTGGGCCTCCAAGTCAGCGGTATTTCCCTTATGTGCGGCAATCCTGCCATTTTCAAAGCGATGGCGCTCGCCTCAACGCCCTGCCCTGTCTACTCCATTGCTGCTGGAAAGCTGATGATGGGCAGGGATGCCTACATCACAATGCGTAGTCAGCCCTTCATTTATGTGGTAGGATACGCCGACGACCAGACCTTCTGGGACGAATTTTTGATGATGGGAGAGGAACTGCCCGATGTTGAAGTCAACCAAACCACTGGTCCTAGCCTTTCTGAGCGCTTCCGCCGCAACACAGGCGATGGCGGAGCAGACAATGACAAACCTGAACCAGTCAGCCCAAGCAATTCTGGGGCAGATTAGCGCTTCCCAAATCCTGATGGCTGGCGCGACCCAAGCCGCCGCCAGCGGCGACATTCTGAACCCCGGCGTCATGCAGGGCGCTGGTATCTCGGATGCCATGCAAAACAGCTATAACAACGCTATTCAGGCAGTCATCGACGCCAACTACTACGGCTCGCACGAACTGTTCTTGGACAAGCACGAAGAAGCCATGCAGAACCTGAATGCCTCGGTCGATAGCCTAGTCGATGCTACGCTGGTGCTGGCAACGGCGTCTGCTGTGGCTGACATGGCGGCGTCAGCCGATACAGTGGCGGAGCAACAAGCGTTCCAGACTATACTGGAAAACTCTCCTGAAATGACGATCACAGACGCAGAGCAGGGCAACTATAACAGTGCTTTGGCTTCTGTGCAGGAATACGCCCGTGAAGCTGGCGCGTTCCTTGCAGCCGCCAATAACACCATGCTGACTTCGACTGTGGACAACTATGCAGCCAACGCCAATGTAAGCCTCTACGGCGGCTTTGTGGCCTACAGCGCAACTGCCGACATCCTGAACGTCAGCGCCGGAAACACTTTCGGTCTGGGCTTCCAAGGTTTCTTGGCCGGTAACGGCGTCAGTGCTGAAGACATTTACAGCGCAGGATATGGCTCGTGAGTGACGACGAAGACAGTGGAACCTCCATCAAGATTGGTGGCTTCGATTTTAAGGGCTGGTATCTGGCTGTAGCCTTACCAGTCCTTTCCGGCTTGTCTGGAGGCATCTACTACGCCTACGACACTGTGAACCGCTTCTGGGCCGTCGAGGAAAGCGTCAACGCCATCACGGACATGGAAAGTCGTGTGCAGACGCTCGAACAGGCCATCCAAGACAACGATGTGCGCGGCCTTGCCCCCAAGCTGTCGTCCATTGGGACACAGATGGAAACGATCTTGGAACAGCAGAAGCAACTGCTTGATTTGCGATCCTCTGTAGAGAAGTCAGACGCCATTACGTCTGGCTTGAAAGACAGCCTCGACAAGTATGATCGCGACATCGAAGACCTGTGGAAAGCGATGGACGACCTAAGTAAAAACCCGATTCAGTGAGGGCGAGATGAAAGAGAAGATCATGTGGCTCCTGTTTGTCGCTGCAATTGGGACGATCTTTTGGGTTTCTCAAGACGGCTTCTACCGCTATCCATGCCAAGACCCAAACAAGTGGGGTCTGCCTGAATGTAAACCGCCGATCTGTACGGCGACAAAACAATGTCCTGAAGACCTGACTGGAGGGGTAAATGGGTAAGCACGATCCTGATGAGATGGAAGCAAAGCTACGCTACTTCATTGGCGTGGCGCTGACTGTCATCCTTGGCGGCACGATTTTCGTCATCCTCTATTCGCTGGTCTTTGTGACTCAGCCAATGGGCGAGAGCAGCGAAAACGACCGCAAGTTCTTTGAACTCCTGACTCCCATTGCTTCCTTTATTGTCGGCGCATTGGGCGGTGTCATGGCGGCAGGGAACAACCGCAAACCCCAAGATGAGGAGACAACAGAATGATTGGCAGACTCGTAGGCGCTTTGGTAGGCCGCAAACTGAAAGAAAAGGCTGTCGATGCTGTGCTGGACAAGGTTGATCTTCCTGACCCAGTAGAAGACGCCATTAAGATTGCTACCACTGGAAATGTTGGTGATCTGCTTGGTGCTGTTGCCAAAGGCGTAGGAAAGAAGAAATGACGCTGACTAAGGACCACATCATTCACATTCTGCACGGCAACTCAGACGCTGCCGCTTGGGCGGATGCCGCCTTGGAAATCCTACCTAAATACGAAATCAACACGCCAAACCGCATCGCTGGTTTTTTCGCGCAATGCGGCCACGAGTCCATGAATTTTACTGTTTTGTCCGAAAACCTCAACTATCGGGCCGAAACTTTGGAAAAGCTGTTCTCGAAATACTTCTCAAAGGCAGGGCGCAATGCAGCAGACTACGCGAAGCAACCTGAGAAGATTGCCAACGTAATCTATGCTAACCGCATGGGCAATGGTGACACTGCGTCTGGGGAGGCCTATCTGTTCCGTGGGCGTGGCGTCATCCAATTGACGGGCAAGGACAATTACAGCGCCTTTGCATCGTCTATCAAGATGAGTCTTCCAGATGTCATTGACTACGTCCAAACCAAGAAAGGCGCACTTGAGTCAGCTTGTTGGTATTGGGCCAGCCGGAAGATCAATATCGCCTGTGACGAGGGCGATATTGTAAAGATGACCAAGCTGGTCAACGGCGGAACAATCGGCCTTGAAGACCGCCGCAAGCACTATGAAGACGCCTTGAAGGTATTGGGCGGCGCAGTTCCTGCCCCAATTACCAATGCTGCCTCCATTCCCGGAGTTTTGAAAAAAGGTTCTACGGGCGAAGCAGTCAAGCGGCTTCAGGCTGAGTTGGGCCTCGAAGATGACGGCGTATTCGGCCCCGGCACTGAGTCAGCAGTCAAGAAGTGGCAAGCAGCCAACGGCTTGGCTGCGGACGGCATCGTAGGTCCTAAGACATTGGCTAAACTTTTGGCTTAGGCTATAGTCAGGCATCAAGGAGTTCTGCCATGCCTCTAGTCCCAATCAGTCTACAGCCCGGCCTCTACAAAAATGGCACAGCCTACAGCGGGAAACTGCGGTGGGCTGACTCCAATTTGGTGCGATGGAAAGATGGGTCAATCCGCGTCATCGGTGGCTGGGAGCGCCGCAAGACTGCCACAGGCGTAAACATTACAGCCCTCTATGCAGACGCTACAATCGAAGCGCCGCGCAACACTTTTGCTTGGACCGACAATACAGGAGTGCGGCATATCGTCGTCGGCACGAACCGCGCCCTCTACTACATCGACTCCTCTGGGGCAAAATCTACCATCACCCCCGCTGGTTTTACGCCCGCAGCCAAGGATTCTGGTCTGGCAGTCGGCTACGGCACATTTGCTTACGGCGCTGGCACTTACGGCACACCGCGCACGTTCACTGGCGCTATCCCAACTCCTGCCGCATCGTGGGACTTTGCTTTATGGGGCGAAAAGCTGTTGGCGCAGTTTCGCGGCGAGGGCAAACTTTACGAGTGGACTGTCGGCACGGCAGCGGCCTTAGTCATCTCCACATCACCGACTGATATGCAGGACTTCATCGTCACAGACGAGCGGATCGTCATGGGCATCGGCAACTCGACCGACCCGCGAATTGTTCAATGGTCTGCCTCGGAAGATAACACTGACTGGACGCCATCGACCACCAACCAAGCTGGCTCCATCACACTGGCCGGGACTGGGCCTTTGCTGGCAATCACGCAGATTATGAACGAACTGCTCATCATCAGTCAGAACGAGGTCTACGCTGGACGCTACCTCGGCCCGCCCTACATCTACGGCTTTGATCGCGTGGGCGACAACAGTGGGCTGCTTTCTCCTACTTCGCTCGTGACTACGGCCCGCTTTGCTATGTGGGCGGCAGAGCGGAACTTCTGGATGTATGACGGCTCTCTGCACAAGCTGGAGTCCGATGTCATCGACTTTTTCCACGATGACATCAGTGGCACGGAATACAGCAAAACCTTTGGCTTCTCGCTGCGAGGCTTCAACGAAGTCTGGTGGCTTTATCAGTCCAAGACTAGCACCACTGGCGAGCCTGACTCCTACATCTGCTATGACTTCTCTGCCAACCACTGGACCAAAGGCAAGCTGGGGCGCGGCGTGGCCGTGGACAACGCCGCCACTGCCTATCCACTGATGGTGTCGGCAGATGGGCTGCTCTACAACCACGAACTGCCCGGAACCGCCATCACAGACGGCGTTACGCCCTATTGCGAAACTGGCCCGCTAGAACTCGGCCAAGGCGATAAGCAAGCCTACATCGACTACCTCTACCCTGACGAGGAAGTAGCTGGCGATGTGACAATGACTATTCTGACCCAAGATATGCCGAACCTCCCTTCCACCTCATTTGGCCCCTACACGCTGACTGGCCCGACTCCAGTCAGGGCGCGAGGGCGGCAATTTGCGCTGCGCTTTGAAGGCCGCGCTGCTGGCTGGCAAATCGGCACTATGCGGATCAATGTCAAAACTGGGGGTTCTCGGTGAGACGCAGCTTTATCGTCCCGTCCCCTAACAAGGACAACATCACGCGCTGGGCGACCGATGTTCACAACTTCCTGCGGGACGCCAGCAGCGGCTCTGTGGACGCGCAGACAGTGCTGTTGCAGCGCCAGATAGGCGGCGAGAAAGCAACGACTGACGGCCTCCTGATGTGGGATCAAGACGGCTACCCTGTCGTGTCAAAAGATGATGCGTGGCATCGTCTAGCAGTCGCTGACTATACCTACGGCACGGGTAATGCTCTTTTCGGTAGGGCTACAGCAGTAACCGCAGCCGCCGCAAATACTGCTTACGCAATCCTGTTCGATGCTCCTGCCTTTGCCACTGGGATTAGCCGTGCTACAGGAAACCTGACTCGGATCGTTTTTGCCAATGCTGGGCTTTACCGCCTGTCGTTTACGGCACAAATGGCCTCGTCCTCCGCCTCTAGTGTCGAATTACGCTTCTGGCCCAGAGTCAACGGGACCAATGTGGGCGGCAGCACAATGGTCGGCTCTCTACACAACAATGGCGCTACGACAGTTATATCGCGGGACAGCTTGTTTCAGTTTGCTGCTGGCGACTACCTCGAAGCCATGTGGGCAACCAGTAGCACTAGCGCCTTCCTCGAAGCCCACGCAGCAACTGCCTACGCCCCTGCCTCTCCGTCTGTGACTATGGCGATCAATCGTGTGCTGACATGAGCGTGTCCTCTGAAGTCAGGAAATTGCTCGACATTTTGGATCGTTTCCGCCCCGAATTAGAGGCGGCGATGGACCACAATGGCGGGACGCACACTTTCGACGACCTGACTATGATGGTGCTTCAAGGCAGACTTCGCCTATGGTCTACAAAGAATAGTGTCGCCCTCACTGAAATTGTTGAGTATCCGCGCCAAAAGCATTATCATGTCTTTGCCGCAGGGGGCGACCTGACTGAGATTGTGGACACGATACCGACAATCGAACAGGCTGCTCG